CCCTGCCAATGCTCCCAGTTTATTACGTTTTACCCGAGTAGTGAAAGAATTCATCAGGTGATTAGTCTGCTTGCCGTGATGTAATAACCTTGTGCGTAGATTGCTTCTACCTTTCACGCGAAATACATTCACTGCTGCACGTAGGCCGCTTTTCACCGCCTTATCTTTTTCGAAGTCTTCCAGATTCCGGATCAGATATTGAATATTCTCTCTGTCGATCGTCGTTACCTGAATCATACATCGATCTTTTTAAGCGTTAAAGTCAATTCGTTGGCTGCAGGTTCTATCATCTTTATCTCCCAGATACAATCTGCGTATCTTACACGGCAACCATATTTGATCTGCGGATAACTACGTACTTGCATTACTGTTGTATGCCCGACAAACTGTTCATACGCATTCTCTTCTACGGAAAGAAGAGTCTGTTTCTTGCGCTGTGCCCGGCATCGGAATACTTCTTTATATTCCTTGCTGACAGCTCCTGTCGAAGACTTTACTTCGACAGGAATCTCAAATACAAGCTGATATTTCAGCAGACCCGCTCTCATTTGGCATAATTCCGATAAAGTGATACGAGATATCTGTAAGACAGGGGTACTTCCGCCGACTGTGCAAAAGCAACCGGTTCACGATTAGCATAAAACTGTCCGACCATCAGGAGAATACACTGACGAAGAGGCGCAGGTAATTTACCTTTGTTCTCCTGCGTCAGCGTATCCAGTTTCTCACATACATCTTTCTCTACAACAGTTTCAGAGGCTTCTATAAGCCCGATAATGTATTCGTCATCTTCCGTAAAGGACTCCTCTACGTTCAGATGTTTCTTTGCCAGTTGTAGTTCGACGTATGCCATAATTATTTCAATGATGCGATAGTAAATGATTCTTTGCGGATAAATCCCATATTCCAGTAGGAATTGGTTATCAGTCTAACTGTACCACTCAAAGCC